GCAAAAGCATTTGTAAAGTTAATGGTATATTGTCCTGAGGCTGTTCTTGTTACGCTTGAAACATTATAAGAAGCCCTAACAGTTGCAGTTGTTACACCATTAAAGTTTACCCAAGCCTTTGCACTACCATAAATAGCATTATCCATTGCGGTGCTATTGCCAGCACCGTCTTGTAAAACATCAGCACATATAACCCCAGCCATTATGCTTCTCCTGAATTATTGATTGTTCCTGCCATGATTTATCCTTTATGCACTAAATACTGAAACATAAACACTTGTTGGATTGCTATTTGCACCAGACGAGCAAGCATAAGCATAAACAGAAACACTAGAAGTTGATGAAGAATAAGCACTAGTGGCTCTATTTCCTGTGCTATTTAATAATCCTGTAACAGGTGTGTAATTTGTGTTTGCAAAAGCTGTTGAAAAATTAACTGTGTAATCACCAGTTCCATTTACTGTAATGCTTGAAACATTAAAAGAACCATTGATTGTTCCAGCAGTATTACCATTACCACCTTGAAAATTTACCCATGCTTTAGCAATACCTAAATAAGCATTGTTGGTCTGGAATAGACCTGTGTCATTGTTGATGACAGACGTTACGATTGTGCCAGCCATAATGTGTCCTTAAGCGATTACCCAGCGTGAGCCAGTAGTTACAGTCATTACATAGCCTGTACCGATTGTGATTGGGCCAGCACTTACAGCGTTTGTGCTTGCAGGAATGGTGTAGTTAGATGAGATAGTTTGGGCGTTTTGGTAAACAATCGGAACTGTTACGCCTACTGAACCGTCAATAGTGACTGCCATGATTTATCCTATTCGTACAAAATGTTGATTGAGCCAGCATCGAAAATGTCTGTGCCGTTTACTGTGGTGATACGGACTCGGTCTAAAGTTCCTGAAAGAGTTTTTACACCACCAACCCAAGATGTAACAGCATAAGAGGCGCCAGTCATTCCCGTTATTCCAGATGCTGTCCAAATATTTGACCCAACTAATGTCAAAACTAAAGAACCATTTTGTGTAGTACTTGCACTTTGATAGCCACCAGTAGAGGTTATTGAAAATGCAGAAGTTAATTGAACTGCAACGCCAGTTCCAGTATTTGCAATGGTTGTTACAGTTCCTGTATATCCAGACACATCCACAGAGCCTGCACCAATTTGCACTTGTATAGAACTTGCACCATTGGTAGATACACCATTAAACAATACTGTTACACGCTTTACCCATGATGGAATACCAGTAAAGTCAATGCTTGTGCCGCTAGTAGAAGCTACTGCAGTACCACTAACAATATTGGTAGAAACACCTTGTACCGCCATAGTGCCTGTGCCGTTAGGTACAGTAATGGTATTTGCACCAGCAGCAGTTTGGAAAGCTAGATTACCTGTGGTATCCCCAGTCATGTTTAATGCTGTGCCGGCGGATGTTCCAGCTGATATTATAGATGCCATTATTCTGCTTCCTTCCAGCTTAAGCTAGGTTCATCCCAGCCATATCTTTTATCGTTTTGCGGCATTGGTGTTGGTGCTTCCCACAACCAAGTATCAGTGTTTAATGTCCAACTTTTAAATGGCTGCGGAATATAAAACACATCATTAGCAGCGTCATAAACATATCCGATTGCAGCGTAGTTACCACGTAAGGGTGCGCCACCTAGACTATGTTTATTACCAAAAGTATTGTAAGATGTTTGTATCCAGTCTTGGCTGTCCGGTAATGTGTCAATAAAATCTTGCTCTGCCACAATAACGTTGACAACTCGACCATTAGAAACTTTAGCAAAATGACTCATGCTGTAAATGTCCCTGAAGTAGTAAATGTATGATAAGTGTATCCACCAACAGAAGTAATAGTTCCGCCAGACCCGCGAGTAGCTCCAGCGTAGCGGATAATTACAATTCCGGAACCGCCGGCGCCAGAAACGTAAGTGACGTATGTCCCACCGCCACCTGCGCCAGTGTTGGCAGTTCCCGAAACAGCGGCTACAGCTGGGCTTGCACTTTCTCCAGCCCCGCCACCACCAGTGCCTCCAACACCGCCAGTTGTTGTGTATGCACCGCCGCCGCCGCCACCAGCGTAAGTATTTCCGTCTAGCCAAGCCAAACCATTTCCGCCATTTCCGCCAGCTGCACCAGTTCCAACAGAGCCCGCAACACCTGCGCCACCTCCACCGCCGCCACCATAAACACTACCAGTAGCCCCCGGATTTCCTTGACTAGCAGGGCCTCCGTTTAAATTATATGAACTTATATAGCCTGAAGCTCCACCACCTGAACCTCCGCCTTTGCCAAGATAGTATGGGAGTTGATTGGATGCTCCGCCGCCACCGCCACCAACTGCAATTATTCCACCAAATAATGAGTTAACGCCGTTGTTGCCGTTATAATAATTAGCAACAGGGGCAGAGGCGCCGCCAGCGCCTACTGTAACTGTATATGTTCTTCCTGAAACCAAAGTAGTAGAATCCGCAACGTAGCCGCCAGCACCGCCTCCGCCGCCGTAAGCATAACCACCACCAGAAGCTCCACCGGCTACAATTAAGTAATCTGCTAGGTAATTAGTATTGCCACCAACTAGGGCTAAAGTTCCGCTAGTAGTAGGTAAAGTTAACACTGTACTTGAACCGGCCACTGCTGGGGCTTGTAGCGTTATAGTACCTGAAGTGTCGCCTGCGACAACGATTGAACTCATATATTTTCCTTATAAAACAACCCAGCGTTGTCCGCCGGAAACTGTTACTGATACGCCAGCTGCTAAGTTCACTGGGCCAACAGACATGGCATTAAAGCCAGTGCCAACTGTGTAATTTGTTGATATTGCGTCACTGTTAACCACCAAGCCGTTAGTGGCCACGAATGCTTTAGATTGTAACTCGCCAGTAGATGGCTTGTAAAGGTAATTAGCATTTGACGTGTAGGCTGTTGAAAACGCACCGGTTGTTGCATCGGCAAACACGGGATAGCGGTTAGTAGCCGTACTGGTGTCATTTGATAACGTTGCGCCGCCAACAGGTGCTGGAGAAGATACCCAGCCAGTGGTGCCGTTTGATGTCAGCACGTTACCTGCAGCGCCAGGAGAACTTAAACCAGTACCGCCGTTCGCTGCATTTAATACGCCACCGAGCACCACAGCACCGCCAGTGGGTGTGCTAGGTGTAAGGCCAGTTGTACCAGCGCTAAACGACCCAATGCCACCCTTTTGTGCCAATACCTGAACAACGTTGGCGTTGTCCTTGTAGTACAACGTGCCGTCAGTAATATTTAGCGCCAGCTCACCGCTAACCAGCTTGGTGTTAACCGGCTGGGCTCCTGGTGTAGTGCTGTAATATAGGCTGATTGGCGTATAGCCGGTTGCTGCCATATTTTATTCCTTGTTTAAATACGCTAGTACTTCTTTTGGTTTTACAAACCGGTCATTTTTATGTTCTACGTATTCCCACCAAAGAAATTGGTTCTCTGCTAGGTACGACCGATCCTTCAATAAATTTACATTCTCTGGGTGCCCGTAGATCAACGGATCTGAAACACCCCACAACACGATGCCAGGTTTGCCTTCATCCCAAGCCAAGTGCTGGAAAAAACTATCACAAGAAATCCAAATACGGCATTCTTGTATTAACTTTCTCAACTCTGGCAGCGGCAGATTCTTTCTAAAATCTGGCACCAACTGCTGCTCGCCTTCAATACCCACTTGGATTATTGGCTCATCAATTTGACTAATGAGCTCTTCCCAATACGGGTAATTCTTTGGGTTCTGTTTACCCGACATCAGCTTTTTGGAGTACGGAGAGATAATGATCATAGGTACATCTTTCTATAAGCATTTTCTAAACTATCTGTCCACTTCCACTGATCCATTTTGCCATAGACGTTAAACTGGTCTAAGTTGCCAAACAGGGCATGCGCCTCTGCGATGGATCTTCCAGGTACAATATCGGGGTAGCAAGTAAATACCACTGGGTTTTTAATCTCTGGCAATATGTGGCTAAACACAATGTGATCACCCATGCCGCAATTTAAAACCACTACCGTATTGTCGCGATAAGCTAACGTGTTTCTAAAAATCAATTCGTCATGCTCGTACATCTCTTTTTTTGTCTCACTGCGAATCCCACCTTCGGGGTTCTTCATGTGCCAAGTAACTGCGTTTGGTACTGCTAAAATACGGTAACCTTTTTGCTGCAAGGCATAGGTGAATAGTGTTTCTTCCCTGTGCGCTACCCGCGACAAACCAGTATTATAATCACACACGCCAGCACGATATAAAAAAGAGCAGTGTAAATGTTCAACTTGCGTTTTCTGTTTAATTACACCCCATTGGATGTTTGGTTCACTGTCAATTTTATCAATACTTCCAGTAACTTCACTGGTGTCTGGCATGTACGGTGGAGTCAGTATTGAACCACCAACCGCACCAACATCAATATCAAAATGCTTAATCAAATTCTCTAGCACGTTAGGCTCTGGTATTGCATCGTCATCACAACGCCAAACCAAGTCATAGCCCATACGGTTGGCTCTTTGGTGGATATGGTGTTGGCCTTTTTTCTCAGCAAACACCCACTCCCACGCAATGCCTTTAATATCTAACATCTGAAAAAAGTATGAATAGATCAGCTCTTTTCGCATGTCTTGTGGCTCGTCGTTATCATCAAATATTACCAGCTTGTCTACTGGCCGTGTTTGGTTGATAATTGCGTTGAGCACTAAGGGCAATGTTGTAAAGTAGCGACCCCTTGTTGCTACCGAGCACAGAACTTTAGACATTGTCCCACCTGCAAATCATTAGGTTGCTAAGGTTTTGATCGCTTACTGGAACCATGGTATCTGAGATACCGCCGTTGTGGTCAATGTAAGTAAACTTAAAACCTGGGAAGTCTTTTTCAGTCAACCCGTGCAACTTATGATGCTCGCCCCAAAAGCCCTTTGGCTCATTGTGCGGCACCGTAATAAGCAAACGTTTGCAGTACTGCTTTAATTTCTCGACAATCTCTAAGCCGTTGTCAAGGTGTTCAATTACTTCAAAAGCAATAATAGTGTCATGGTGGCCTAGTGAGTACCTAGTAATGTCAGCCCAATCAAACTGGCAGTCATGTCGCCACTGTTGATCTTTTGCCACATCAACAATAATCGGGTCATAATCTAAACCCAAGTAGCTCATATTCTCTGGCAAAAACTGAACGCCATAACCTGTTGAGCAACCAATTTCTAATACACTGTTACCAACAACATTTTTTGCTGCCCACTCGTAACGTTGCGTCTCTCTTGGAAACACTGGATCGCCTTTGAGGAACACAGCCCGCTCGTAGTTGTTTGATAAGCGCCAGTAATACCAGTCTCTATTGTACTTCTTAGCCAGCTTTAGTTCGTTTAATAAGAACTTGTCAGACCAATTTTGCACTAAAGCTGTATCGTGTACTGTACCCTCAGCTGCGTGGTAGATTTGGAATGATCCATCATCAAAGTTTGCATCTAACTTAAATCCGGCTTTTTCTGCCTCAAAGCAAAACTCAATGTCTTCACAACCACCAGTACCGTACTCTTCGTTCAAGAACCCAATTGTTTGAAATACTTTTGGGTCAATCATTACACAGAAAAACACTGCAAAACGGCGCTGTGTAATCTGTGAGTACTGTGTCCAAACTGCCGAAATATCTCCGCCAGTGTTTAGTTTTTCTAACCAATAGGGAGCCAGTATTAATGTGTCGTTATTTAACAGTACAATCTTTTCACCACGGCAAACTCGAATACCGTTGTTTGTGGCTTTAGCAAAACCCAATGGTTCTTTGCTCCAAACAACGCATAGATTCGGAACTGCGGTTTGCAGATAATCTAAATACTGACGAGTATTATCTGTGCATCCGTTTGCTGATATAATTAACTCTACATCAGTCAGATCCGTAAATCTAATAATAGAATCTACGCAAGGCTTTAAGTACTTCTCACAATTGTTATACGTCGGTATAACGATACTGTATTTCATAACGCTCCCTATGGTTCATACGAACCGTAATTATACTACAATACTACCCAACGACTTCCGCTAGGTACTGTGACAGTAACGCCACTACTTAGTGAGACTGGGCCAGTGGATGATGCTGCATAACCTGACGGTATTGCGTAAGAGACTGCCACAGTCTTGTTGTTAACAAATAATCCGTTTGTTGCCAATACTTCACTAGCTTGGAACTCGCCAGTAGATGGCTTGTACAGCAATTTAGCGTTGCTGGTGTTTAACGATGTTGCTGTACCGCTGGTACCCGTTACAAACGTTGGGTATAAGTTGCTTGCAGTAGATGTGTCGTTACTAATTGTAACACTGCTGCCACCGCCAGATCCGCTATAACCAGAGAATCCTGAGAAACCAGAAATGCCACTACCGCTGTAACCACTGTAGCCAGAAATACCAGATCCGCTGTAACCAGAAAAACCTGATATACCACTGGCGCCAGTTGCGCCGCTGTATCCGCTGTAGCCAGATAAACCTAAGCCAGAGTAACCGCTATAACCAGAAATACCTGAGCCAGAATAACCACTGTAGCCAGAGATACCCGATTGACCTGCAATGTCGAAGTTCCAAGCTGCAATTGTTCCGGAGCCACCAACTAAATCAACGTTAACGGTCAAAGTAGTTGTTGTGTAGGCTGTAATCACACCTTCCATAAAGTTGGAAGGAGTTGCAGAACTAGCTACTCTTACTCTAGCGCCAACTGCATAGGCGTTAGTGCCTTGTGTTTGGTTTACAGTAAACGCTTTAGAACCAGTACCGATTGTAGTGGAGGTGGTAGATGTTAATCCAGCATAACCTAAACCACTGTAGCCAGAAATACCAGAACCACTATAGCCAGAAATACCGCTGTAACCAGATATACCAGATGCACCGCTAAAGCCAGAGATACCTGAGAAGCCGCTAAAGCCAGAGATACCAGAACCACTATAACCTGAGTAACCGCTTGTACCAGACGCGCCAGTTGCTCCGTTTTGTCCAGAGTAGCCAGAGTAGCCGCTAGTACCAGTTGCGCCTGCTGTACCAGAGTATCCAGAATAGCCTGAAATACCGCTACCGCTGTAACCTGAAATACCAGAGAAGCCACTTAAACCAGATACGCCACTGTAGCCAGATGTGCCACTATAGCCAGAGATACCAGAACCGCTGTAACCAGAAAAACCTGATATGCCAGATCCGCTGTAACCAGAAGTGCCAGAAAAACCACTATAACCAGATACGCCAGATCCGCTGTAACCAGAGTAACCAGAAAAACCTGATGTACCGTTGATACCACTGTAACCAGACTTGCCGCTGTAACCACTGTAACCGCTGTAACCCGACTGGGTGTACATTACCTGAGTGGCAGTAAAAATTACAGATGGCGTTTCAGGATAAGATGAGCCAGCTGCTAAACTTTCTAAATAAACAGATGTATTAGTGGTTTGCCAGTATAACTGTATGTAGTCATTGGCGTTAACATTAAATACAAAATTAACAGTTAATATTTCAGATGAAAAAGCACTACCTTGTTTGTCTGGCACATCATAATGCGAATTACTATCGGCAATATCTGTGCCATTTTTTCTTAACCAAACTTGAGTATTACCTAACGCAGTACTATGATTAGTAAACTGTAAAGAAAAAGTTAAGCTATAAGTTCCAGCATTAGCAAAAGTTACTTGTGATCCACTAACAACCGATACTCCAGTATTATTTGGATCAGCAGTATTTAAAGTAATTACTGTTGGTGTATTTGCAGTTGTTGTTTGAGTTGTAGTATCCCAGAACGAGCCCCAGTTACCGATTGTGCCGCCAGCACCCACTGCACCGCTGTAGCCAGAGTATCCTGAATAACCAGACACACCCTGCACAACAGCTAAAATTAAGTTTGCGTTGTTGGCAAATCCTGTAGTACCAACACCGCCAGAAGACACTAATGTTACTGGGTATGTCCAATAACTATTAGACGCATTTGGGTTGGTGTTAGTTGGTGTGCCAGAAACACGCCAAACTTGATAATCCCCACTATTGGCTGTAGCCTGAATAGTGAACTGTTGGCCTTGTTTAAGCGCAGCCAAGAAAATATCTACGTCAAGGCTATTAGAGGTTAGGTGGCTAACATTAATCGATGTTGCGCTAGTCTGTGTGGCGTTATTCCACAACAAGTGCCCATCGGTTGGATAACCGCTGGTAATCGATGTATTGGCTTGGTAGTTAAAGAAGTTAGCCGAGTTACCCGGCGCACCACTAAATCCGCTATAGCCACTGTAACCGCTGTAACCAGATGTACCACTACCGCTAAAGCCTGAATAGCCTGATACGCCAGATCCGCTATAACCTGAGAAGCCAGATAAACCAGATCCACTATAACCACTAACACCAGAAAAACCACTGTAGCCAGATATGCCGCTACCACTATAGCCAGAGAATCCAGAGTAACCTGATACGCCAGAACCGCTGTAACCTGAGTAACCAGATACACCAGAGCCACTATAGCCTGAGATACCGCTGTAACCAGAGATACCGCTGTAGCCACTGATGCCGCTATATCCGCTGTATCCACTGATACCAACTTGTCCGCTGTATCCGCTGATGCCTGAAAAGCCAGATAATCCAGAAGCGCCACTGTAACCGCTCTCACCAGAAAAGCCAGAAATACCTGAATAACCAGAAACGCCAGACCAGCCAGAGTAACCGCTGATGCCTGAATAGCCAGAGTATCCGCTGATACCGCTATCTCCAGACCAGCCACTGTATCCGCTGATACCTGAGAAGCCACTGTAGCCAGATACGCCAGAACCGCTGTAGCCAGAGATACCACTGTAGCCAGAGATACCACTATAGCCAGAGATACCGCTGTAACCAGAAATACCAGAATCACCACTATAGCCAGAGATACCACTGTAGCCAGAGATACCGCTAAATCCACTGTAGCCACTTATACCAGACCAGCCACTGTAACCAGATACGCCGCTACCACTGTAGCCAGAGATACCGGAGTCACCACTGTAGCCAGAGATACCGCTGTAGCCAGAGATACCAGAGTCGCCACTATAGCCGGATATACCAGAGAAACCACTGTAGCCAGAGATACCGCTGTAACCACTATAACCAGAAATACCAGAGCCGCTGTAACCAGAAAAGCCAGAGAAACCAGAAATTCCGTTTGCAATCGCAAGAATAATTGCTTGGTCGTTTGCAAAACCGGTTGTGCCAGTTCCCGCAGATGATACTAATGATACTGGAATTGTCCAGTATGTTGTATTGTTTGTTGGTGTTGCAGTAATAGCCCAAGTTTGGCTATTTGCGCTATTGGTTTGGTCTTGAACTACAAACTCTTCAGTAGCTTGAAGCAACGCCAAGAACACACTGATGTCAACACCGTTTGCTGCTAAGTTGCTTACATTTAACTGTGTTGCGCTAGTTTGTGTTGCGTTGTTCCATGATAAATAATCGGAACCTGGATCACCACTGGTTGAAAGCGTGTTCGCTTTGTAGTAGTAATAGTTACTGGATACGCCGCTTGCGCCTGAGAATCCAGAGATACCAGAAAAACCGCTATAACCAGAGATACCACTATAGCCAGAGATACCGCTGTAACCAGAAAAACTGGAGTAGCCACTGTAGCCACTAATACCGCTGTAACCAGAAATACCAGATGCGCCACTAAACCCAGAAGTGCCAGATGCACCACTAAAGCCAGAAGTGCCAGACGCACCACTGTATCCAGAGATACCGCTGTAACCGGAGATGCCGCTATATCCAGATACGCCTGAGAAGCCGCTATAGCCCGATACGCCGCTTCCGCTGTAGCCGGAGATACCGGAGGCACCACTAAAGCCAGAAGTGCCTGAGAAGCCGCTATAACCAGAAATACCGCTATAACCAGAAAAACTGGAGTAACCGCTATATCCGCTGATACCAGAAAAACCGCTATAACCAGACTTACCACTGTAGCCGCTGATGCCGGAACCGCTATAACCAGATACACCTGAACCGCTGTAGCCAGAGATACCAGAGAAGCCACTATAACCAGAGATACCGGAGAAGCCGCTATAACCAGAGATACCGGAGAAGCCGCTGGTTCCGCTGTAGCCGCTAGTTCCGGAATAACCAGATACACCTGAGCCGCTATAACCACTTATACCAGAGCCACTATAACCAGAGATACCACTGTAGCCGCTTTTACCGCTGTAACCAGAGATACCAGAGAAGCCACTGTAGCCAGATGTCCCGTATGCACCGCTGTAGCCAGAGATACCACTAAATCCACTGTAGCCAGAGATACCAGATCCGCTGTAACCGCTTGTACCGCTGTAACCGGAGATACCGCTAAAACCAACTTGACCAGAGTAGCCAGAGTAACCAGAAGCACCTGTTGCGCCTACGAAACCGCTATAACCACTGTAGCCAGAAAAACCAGAGGCGCCAGCGTAACCGCTAGTGCCTGAAAAACCGCTGTAGCCAGAAGTGCCAGAATATCCGCTGTAGCCAGAAATGCCCGAAGCACCTACTGCGCCAGAGTATCCACTCTTACCAGAGAATCCAGAAATGCCGGATGCTCCGCTGTAGCCAGAGATACCGCTAAATCCAGATGTACCACTGTAACCAGA